TAAGAATAATAATTGGGGCGAAGATGGATTTCATTATTGGCGTTATAATCAAGATGAATGGAATTCTGGAGAAGGTGGAAGAAGGGATAGAGGAAAAAATGAATGGAAAATATTATGTAAGATTAAAAACGAATATATTAAGAAGATGTTTTAACATATATATCTTTTATTGTCTCTATATCTGTTCCCATTTTATTTGATAATTGATTTTCTTTTTCTTTTACATCTTGAAGCAAATCACTCGCTACAATTTTTCTTATCATTGTTGTTGAGATATTCTTATTCAAATATTTTTTACTCGTTTTAATCAATAATTGAGATATTCCATTTCTGCTTATTGGAAATAATGTATCGCCATTTCCCAATTTATGGATTCTCATATACATTCTTATTATCTTCTCCAACGGTTTTGAAATATTTATTATCTTCTCTTTATATTTCTTACTCGTTTTATAAGAGTTCAAAATGAACTTCAATAACCCTTTTTCAATTACAAGATAATTATTATCTTCTTTTTCTTTATCAGTCAAATTGTTATATCCTTTCTTTCCTATTATCTTCATTGAAGATAGATCATTCCTCATTGGGTTTTCAATTAATATAGATAGTATCACATAAACCATTAATAATTTTTTATCTTTTTCTGGAATTTCTTTTGATTTCTTCAGTTTTGGAATATTCAAATCCTTTCTTATATTTTCAATGAATCCTTTTAACTCATCAATTGTAATAAATGAGTTCTTCTGCTTTAATGATATGACTCCAGATTTTTGATTTTCTAGGTATTTAGAATTTAATTCATCTCTTATAGTATTATATTTATCAATCAATTCTTTATCTTCCTTCATAGCCATTAATAAAATTATTATTGAATTATAATAATTCCTCTGTGTTGTAAAATGTTTTTCATTTAATTTTTCTTTAACTTCTCCAAAATCTTTAAGAAATCCAAAATCTGTTTTTTCAAATATTTTTTTCAATTTATTAAGGTTTCCTACATACATTTTGATTGTGCTGTCTTTTATGTTAGGTCTCGCTTCCTTGATTTTTTCAGTTAAGTTTTCTATTTTCATTTTATATAATAATAGATTTTATTTCAAAAATTAAATCTAAAAAAAGGGAAAAATATTTTATCGTATGTTATGGACTTGATAATATTTGCATCGTGTTCAGTTTTATCGTGTATATTTTTATTTATAGGGGTTGGTAAGGAAAACGATTTATCTATTGGAAAAGAACTTCAATCTGTCCCGTGTTTTTATCCATCGTAAGAGTTCTTAGGACTTCTAAATATACATACTGAGTATAAGTTCCGTCGGGTAATCCAGCTCCACTTCCATTAACTCCTCTGGCGTTCATATGAACATCAATGCCCTTAGTTCCAACTCTTTCGCCACGATTTAAACGAAATCCTTGCCAAAATTGTTTTCCAGCAAGATTTCCCTTTTGAGCACGACCTTCATAATGATAATCTCCACCTCCAGCAGTTGGCATAAGAGCATTTCCAGAAGCACTATAAACCTCTCTTGAAGTATGATAATGTCTCTTATCAGCATCACCCAAATTGAAATAATGTCTAGCATTATTCTTAACATTAAGAGGATAAAGGAACCTTTCATTGAAAAATAAATTGCTCTCTAACTCGCCACTTTCATTTGCTGTTGGAGTCATAGCTAACGCCGTGTATTTATTAAGGAGTCCTTGTTCTTTATTACCCGTTGGAACATAAGCACTATATACCTTCGTCACAATCCTTGAAGCACCTCCAACATTTCTAACATTCCTCTGAGCGGTGTCTAATGTAGTGCCATCGGCTGCGGGAGTGGCTTGCGAAGTAATAGTCTGGCGAGATAATGTATAATCAAAATAACCCATTTGTGATGGTTCAGCATCTTTCATCTGTTGGAGACTCATTTGAGGATAGAAAATATGATCACTAATTAATTCAACTGAGTTCTGGTCTACTGAAAACACTAAATCATTTTTCCCGTCATCTGCTTTTACTAAGCAAACTCTGCTCTGGGTTGTTGGTGTGAAATATAATTCAATCTGGATTCTATCATTCTCAAACATAAAAAGAGGAAGTCTGTTCATAGAAGATTTGAGGAATGGGAAAAGGTCGTGTAATACAATTGAAAATGATGGAGATAAATCTTTTCTTCCATCTTGTGTGGTAATATACTGGAAATTATGATGTCCTAATCCCGCTACTTGTGCTTTTCCTTGTGAAGCCGCGTTAGTAGAATCTAAAATGCTGTGTTCAGTATATTCTCTTCCATTTGATAATCCATATTGGTCTGAGGCTGTATTATCATTTTCATTATAAACTAATTCATAATCCATATCTCTTCCAGATAAATATTGTTCTCGCTGTGTCTGAGAGTCATTATCTTTTAACATTGATTTTAAACTAGAAAAATGACCGAATTCCTCAACATCACAAATAACTCTTCCAGAAGTTGTTCTTAAAACTGCTCGTTCTATGAGAGAATGAATTCCAATATTAGGAGGAACAAATACTCTCGTTGCTCCAGAATTTGGTGTAATGGAGAAAGAAATTGATGATGATGAAGATAGATGACCTTTTGGTTCTAATTCAAAACGACAAAATCTATTATCTGAACTGAAAACAACTGGTCTTAATACATCTGATTCTATTTCTTGTCCAGAAACATATTCAGTTGGTTTCATTCTTAAAAGTTCTGGGCGTGTCTCTTGTCCTTTACTCATATTTATATTATGAGTATATTTAAAAATAAAATCAATAAAAACTTAAAAAAGGTTAAACCTTTTTGGCAATAACAATATATTTAATAATGCCAAAAAGGTTTATAATTTAGAATAATTGTTTTTGCCAAAAAGGTTTATTGCTGGACTTGGATTCCATTCTGGTTAAAGAAAACGCTCTGTTCACTATTTACAAAAATAAAAACAGAATGAGGATTATCACTAGTTAAATCGCTCTGGATATTCATTCCCCAATTTTCATCTGTAAAATCAGTTCCTTCTCCCCCAAGCGAATCGTAATTTATTCCTAATCCCCAAAGCATTCCTCCATTTGGAATAGTTGTGTATTGAGTTAAATTGTCATTAATGTCAGCAGCCGCTTTTTGATCGCTTGTAAATTCTCTATTTGTATTATCAACAGATAAGCAATTCCTCATATTCATATTAAACTGTTTAACAGAAGAAACATAATCTTTAAGGATTACTGGGTCAGCAAGTAAAGTGTTTGGACTATCACGAACTACAGAATTATTTTCAAACATTTTAGGATAAAGTCTTCCTCCTTTTTGCCATACTAATTTTTTAACATTAGCAACTTCATTATCTTTATTTGTAATCATAAGAGTCGCATATCCATTCTCGCTTCTATTATTTAAAAACTTAGAAGGAACAAATGATGAGAAAACACTTCTAACCTTACTTAATCCAAGATTGAAAGATACATTGGCATTTTGAGAATTAATAGTATCATAATAGGAAGAAATTGATTGATATGTAAAACTTGGAACATTTGCCACGACTCCTTCTTGAACTTCGCAGATAAGTTTTAAATCAGTAAACTCATAGAAAGCATCACTGATGTCAGTCACTGTGTCTGTATTTGTAAATATCATTTGACTATCACTTGCCAAGGCGAGGACTATTTCTAATCCTCCAAGAGCAGAGTTTGAAAGTGGAATATCTTCCGTTCCATTGAGGAGTCCGCAAGGAAGCGATAAAGTAAATTCTTGAGGTTTTCCAGAATAAACAACACTGCTATTGAAACCGCTCCAATTTGGAAAAGTTAATGCTCTGTTTGACATACTTGAAATATTATCTGTTGTTGAACTCGTAAGAGGAAGATAATTTGAAAGCATATGAGCGTAATGTCTAACTTGCTCTATCGTCTGTTGATGGCGTATTGAACGAGTAGTTAAACTTTCAAAAGCACCGTAAACACCTAGTCTTTCATCTATTGCCATTGGAGAAGAAGCAGCTACATTCCTCGTTCCATCTTTGAAAAATTGTATTTTGCCCGTAATCCTTACAGAAGAAGGAATAAGAGTTGCTTCCATTGCTGGAATCTGGAAGATAAGATTAGCCATTCCTTCTCTGAAACTCATTCTTCCATTTGAAGGAGCGTTTGAAACATTAATTTCTAAATATCTATTCGCCATTTACTTTATATTATATTTATTTTATTTTCAATAAAAGATAAAAAAGTTTAAACCTTTTTGGCAATAACAATATATTAAATAATGCCAAAAGGGTTTAGAATTAGATAATTATTATACAATTGAAATATCTTCTCCTTTCCGTTGTTTTAACATATACTCTTTATATATTTTCCCATTCTCTTTAATTGCTTCAGCATTTTCTTTTTCCCATTTCCATTTTTTCGCTTCCCAGTGTTTAACTTGTGATTTTTGAGATAATCCATTTTTCCAATATTCGGGAGTTAATGGAGTATATCTAACATCATCTTTAATATGCTCCAATAACTCATCTTGACGCAAATATTTCCTTTCTTCCATTTTAATATATAATAATATAAAAATAAAATATATTATATATTTAAAAAGAATGTCATTAATTATAACTGGAAATAAATTAGTTGAAAGTGGAGTTCGTGATATTGGAGAATCGCAACCCGCTTATCATTATAGAAACTTCTTAAAGGAAACTATAACATTACCCCCAGATAGTGAAGTCGCAGTTCAATCAGTTAAAATAACAAAAGGAGGAGGAATTAGAATATCTGCTGATGATGGTTTTTATATTATGTGGAATAAAGATTTAGCAAAATTAGATGATGGTTCTAATGAATACTCAACAACTGGAACGCCTATATGGTGTCCTATTGGTTTAAAGGACTCAGATATAGCAGAAGATGTTTCAATTGATGAGTATGCTATAAGATTAACAGAGGCTATTAGAAAAGGTGTTCCTCATCCAGATTTAAATTATATTCCTTCATCAGCATTATCAAATAGATATTATCCATTAGTTGAACCTTCATATGATTCATCGTCTGGAAGAGTTGATGGTTTTGAAATATTTTTCGCACAAAATGAATATGATGACCCCCAAAACAATATAACAACTATTAATGGAACAGAGTCAAAATGGTTTTTTGATACTGACCCCACATTAGTTTCAGCAATTTCTGGAAATAATATTAAAATTTTAGCAAATAAGGGAACTAATGAGGACAGCGGTTCAGACAATCATAT